GTATCACCGCCACGTATACGAAGCCCCCGCGTGCGGAAGCCGCCCGGCAAGTTAGACAACGTGCCCGCATCGACGAGCTGGCGCATGATCGACGTAGCGCCCTTGGCAAAACCACCAATGAGGTGGATAAGGCCGAAACCATAGAAGCCAAAGCCGGGGATGTAGTTGTAGTGCGAGAAGTGTACTTGCTTGCGTTTCTTCTCATCCATCTCGTCCCAGTTTCGATACACCGACATAACTTTGCCGCTGTCTTTAAGGATCGTCACCACATACGGCAGCTCAATACCCGTGGGGTCGCCGTACTTATCAAGGTCCTCAAACCCTTCAAGGTCTAGCTCACAATGAATCTCAAGCAGTGTGTAGCGATCATCTCGTGCGGCGTCGAACCCACCAATCTCATTCTTGCGACGCGCAATGTCGTCTTCGTCTGCTACAGGATCGCCGATCTCACACTCTTGGTAGAAACCATTGACCTGCATTTTACGGATTTCATTCTTCGACCGCTTCATGCGGTGGGTGTATCGCTGCGCGCTCTCAAGACTTGACGCCCCGTAGCTAACCACAAAGTCCTCGGCAGGAATAAACTGCGAGGCCGGGCGCTCCAGAGCTGAATCGTAAAACACCTTCTTAAACGCAGAGCCTGCAATAGGCAAGTTCCACAACAACCGCTCGTGCTCTGAGCGATAGTCTTCCATCTTTTCAGTTAAAAGGTAGTTCATATCCTCACGAACTCGCGAGGCTGATTCTTCTTTCTCTTTACTTGTCTGGCCCAACACCTTAGTGCGGACTGGTCCCTGTGCAGGGAACATCTCAACAATACTTTCGGACTGGAACTTAACAACCGCCTCAGCAAGAAGCGGGTGGTAGACACCAAATGCGCCTTCCCAAGGCTCAGACCGGTCTTCGATCTTTAGGCCCAGTAGTTCAAGGCCGTCGTAGTAAGTCTCTTCCCACTCGGCGCGCGACTGCAGGTCAGTGTCATAAGCTTCAAGCAGCTCATCGGCAATCTCGGCGCACTGTGTCTCTTCCATGTACTCAGCGAGGTTGGCTGCGTGAGGGATCATGTCTCCCTCGTCGCCGGGCTCGATCTCTAGGACCTCCTGCCCCTCGATGCTTACTTCGACACGCTCTGGGTCTTCAATCTCAATTTCGAGCGGGACCTCGCCCTTAGCTCGTTCGTCGACTCCTTTAGGAGCACCGTATAGCGCTTTGTCTACAGCCATGATTTAACCTTAATAATAAGCCGCTCTCACGGGTTCAAAATCTTCGTCGTCGTTCCATCTATCATCTGGTAAGTCGATAAACCCACCATTTCTAAAACGCATTAACGCCATAACGGTGCTATCAACCAAGTCGTCGTTTGGCATTGCAGGAAAGCCGCAGACTTCGTCTACGACTTCTTCCGCCCAGCGTCTCCCGACGGGGTACCAAACATAGCCTGACGCGAACATATCAGACACAGAGTTCAAGCGCATAACTTTGTCTCCTGTGCCCCTGTGCGGCGTGTACTCCTGCACAGGTATACCCGCCCGTCTAAACTCTTGATACAGCGGTGCTCCTGATGACTTTTTCTCAATCACGAACCAATCAGGTTCCCACTCTTTATACTGATCATACGCTAAGCGTTTTAACTCAGGAAACTCTAAACGCTCTTTTATGCTGTTGAGCAATATCATATTTGTCTGCGGCAGGCCATTCTCGTCGTTGACCTGAAACACGCCCCACGTTGTCAGCGCAGTATAGTCAGAGCGATTGTTCTTCTCCGCAGCAGCGTCGAGGCTCATAATTATATACTCACACGGCGGAGGCTGGTCCTCCTCCCACTCACGCCACCACTCGCGCTTAATAATAGAGGCATCGCGAGACGTCGGGTCCTGCATGTACTGCGCCGACCACTGAAACGGTGGCATCGAGGCTTTTGTACGCAGGAGCGACTTGACCGGCCACTGCGCGGGCCACAGCGATATGTACTTATCTTCCTCCGGCGCATCCGCCGGGGCTGACTCTTGCTCGAACAACGCAGGGAACTCGACCACATCCCACTGGTCTGAGTCCTCGTTACGGACCATGTCTTTCTGCAAGCGCCCTATTAAGTCCTGCTCAGCCCAGCGTGTAGCCACCACAGCCACAGAGCCTCCCGGCATGAGTCGCGTGCGAGCGCCGTAGGCATACCACTCGTAGGCTTTATCAAAAACCTCGAAGTTGCCGTTCAACACATCCTGCTCGTTATGAGGGTCATCAATAACCAACAAGTGCGCACCGCGACCGGCGATGGCACCGCCAATACCTACGGCGAAATACTCACCGTCTTTGTTTGTTGACCACCTGCCAGCCGACTTACTGTCCGCAGACAGCTCTACTGCAGGGAAAATCTTCTGGTACTCAGGGCTATTGACCAAGTTTCGGACCTTACGGCCAAAGTCAGTGGCTAGATCAGCGGTATGAGAGACCATCATAATTTTTTTATGCGGCCAGTTACCAATAAACCACGCGGGGAAGAAAATTGAGGTCAGCTGAGACTTACCAAACCGAGGCGCGATAGACACTGTGACCCGGTCTTTGCGCCCGTGGGCCATATCTTCTAACAGTGTGGCTAGCTTTTTGTGGTGCGGGCCAATTTTATAGTCAGGCATCATCGCCTGAGCAAATTCAAGCAGCGAATCACGTGATTTTTCGGCTTTTTTACGCGCTTCTAGTTCTTCTACGACTTCTAGGAGCTTATTCTGCTCACCGGGAGAGAACTTATGCAGGTTCTGCAGCAGAAGACTTAACTCCTCTTGCGAAAACTGGCTCGGCTGCGCCATATCTGCTGTAAAGACAGAATCACTCATCAAAATATGTCGTCCGGCGAGACTGTGCTGGGGTCAACAACGTCCTCATCGTGCGGTTTGTGCTCGATAAACTCAGCATCGCTCACGTCGCCGTCAATCAACCGCGTCAGCTTATTGCGAAGCAAGTCTTCTAACTCTTCTGTGCTCTGGTGCTTGACGGTAATCTCTTGGCGCTCGCTAAACAGCCCCACATCAGAGATTTTACCCAGCAACTCTAAGGCTCGCATGCGGATTTTTGGGTCATCATCGCTGGATTCTTCTAAGAGACGGTTAGTCACGTAGGTTCGCACCTGCTGTGCGTCGTCGATGATCATGTGATCATACTCATCCAGCAGTGCATTGAGCTTGCGCATCACACCGGGCAGTTGCTTCTCGTGCTTAGTAGGTTCACGGCCTGTCTCAAACAGATCACGAGCGATATTTTCGTCATCAAAACCCACTTCTTGTGCCTGTTCATCACCTAATAGCGTTAAAAAATCCGCTGTGTTCGCTGCTGCGTGGATTTCTTCGCGGGTGCTAAGTTTCTCTTGGGGCTCCATAGGCACCTGCTCAACCGGGGGTATGAGGTCTTTGTCGTTTAGCAGGAAATCAAGCGTCATGATGTGTTGACCTGTGAGTTACCGCACTGCCTGTAAGTAGCGCACCGAACGCAAGGTGGAATAAACCTCCGCCCTGCAACGTAAACGGCTGGTGCTGTTGTGTCAGACTTGCTATTAGTTGGATTTGTACCGCCGAGTCCAGTTCCGTTAGCGACATCATCTCAAACCCGCCTAGTAAATCTTGCCTGTGCAGCCCTATCCAGCTAGGCACTACAACAAAATCAAAAATACAAATAGCCGCGTAGATAGCGGCCATCATGCTTTTCCACCCCTCGTCTCGTTGCAGCCAAACGAAAAATCGTTTCACATTCACCCCAGCTTATTCTCGTCTCGACACCGTGCGCAATACCCGTTGACTAGACGTGGGCTATCTTCGCCACACCAGTCACACTCACCGGGCACACCTTTAGGCATCTCCGGGCGAGGCATACTCATAGCGGCAGCCTGCACCCGCTCTAGGTAATCATTAGCAACATCAGCTTCATCAGCCATTTAGCGTCCTCCGTAAGTCCTCGGGACTATATAAATATATTATACCCAATGCAAGAAACTCGCGGGTCCCTCAGCTGAAAAAGGGGGTGGGGGGTGTTTGTAGAGATGCAGGTTGAGAATTAAGAGGGGGAGGGGGGTCTTTTGAAAAATTTTGCAGATTGTTCGTGTGGAATGGCATGTATATAGTTCTGTGCGCGCCGGGCCTTTTTTGGGGGGGAGGGGGGTCGCCTCGCGGTGCTGTGAAAATCAAGGCCCACCCGGTCTTTCTTGACACAACAGGGCAGAGCGTGATAGTACGCGGTTCCTCTATGCCTACGATGTGCGCTTTGCCGGTCTAATTAGACTGCGCCGGATTCGTTGCCGTTTGACTTTTCAACGCGGAACCCGTAAACTATATCTGTCGTTTGGGGATTCGCCCCGGCGGCGCATTACTTAAACTATCGAGGGAATTATCATGAGCAACGCAAAACGCAACGAAATTATTGTAACCATCCGCAAACAGGGCGAGACCATCGAGCGCCACAACGCGGCCATTGAAAAGCCGGTAAGCGCTAGCGAGCTGAACACGGCGGCGGCTGGACAACGCGCAATCAATGAGAAACTATGCATGAATCTACTTGCGGGCAAAGTATCCGCGGAAGTATCGAAAGCGGCGGCGGAATCCGGCGGGCTGAATAAGTTACTGCCCGATGCTAGCCAAGCGGATAAGCAAGCAATCCGCGAGTGCGTGAAGTCTACCCCGGCGGCAATCCGCAAGGGATGGCAAGCACACGTCGACAAGCGCAAGCGCGTGCATGGGGTTACACTTCAGGCATTGGCCAACGGCGTTAAAGATAAGCCAGCCGAAAAGGCCACGCCGTTTAAGCAACAATACGCTGAAGCGTTCGCGGAATTGTACAAAGCGAACCCGGATGTTGCGCGCAGCGCGGCCCTTGAGAAGCTCTACATGCTCGCTATCGACGCGGGCTGGGAGAACCCGGATGAAGCTAATATGTCAGTCTAATTAGACTACTCAACACAAGCCCCGCTACGGCGGGGCTTTTTTATGCCCGCTCGACGCGGGCGCCGTGACCGTTCCCTGACCGTACCCAGCAGCGCGCAACA